TTATGCTCTAGCAAAATACAACTCAGGTACTGATCTATGGACATCGGTTCAAGCCCCAGTATATGCAGACGATGACGTTGCAAGTGCAGACCTTATCGATGCTGGCGATGTATATCTTGCGACAGATGGTGATAACAATTACGTTGGATACCTTCGCTTCCGTGTAAGAAGTGCAGCGCAAGCGGCAGTTACAACATCGGCTAATGTTCCAGACGTTAACAATATCAATTCAGTTGTAACAGTTGCAGGTGTTGACTTCACATTCTCAGGTGCTACATTAGATACAGTAGTAAGTACAATGCAAGCAGATGCATCCCTAAATGCAGCAAATGTTCGTGTTGAAAAAGTTGGGACATCAAAAATACGCTTTACAAAAACAGACGGACTGCTTCTGATTATCGCGTTCACATCAGGTTACACAGACTTAGGTTTTTCACAGTCAGAATATTGGGCATCAGTTTGGAACGATCTTGAATATGTTGCTTCAACTACTGCACCTACTGGTGACATCGCGGAAGGTACACTATGGTACAATGCTGATCTACGAATTGAAATCATGCGCAATGAGTTCAATGGTGTGGAAATGGAATGGACAAAGTACGCATGGTCAGAAGATGTATATGGTCTAGGTCAAGCAGACCTACAACTACGTACTGCGACTCCTACAACACGCAAAGATGGTGTGTCACCTTTACAAGTTGGTGACCTTTGGGTGAGCGGCAATGCTGCTACATTCCCGAATGTTAAAATCTGGAATGGCTCACAGTGGGTACAACTAGATGGCGCTGATCAATCTTCAACAAACGGTCTGATTTTCTCAAACTATGCAGCGGATGCGCCATGGGATGAAGACGGTTTTGTTATTAACCGTGTTGCACACGAAAACACTGCAAACCCAGAACTTCTACCAGAAAACATCCTAATGATTAACATGGATTACACAACTCTAAACGTAAAGCGTTACACAAACGGCGTTTGGGAGTGGGTATCAGGTGTTAATGCAGATGGTTCAGGTAAGTTTGGTTCAGAAGCAGTTCGCAATATGGTGGTTGAATCAATGCAAGCAGCAGTTGCAAGTAATGATGGTATTCGCGCAGAAGCTACATACTTCAATCTAATTGCAGCACCTGGTTATCCTGAACTAATGGATGAAATGATTTCTCTAAACAAAGACAAAAAAGAAATCGCATTCGTAGTAGGTGATGCTCCACTAACACTAAAATCAGACACTACATCAATCAAAAACTGGGCAGACAACAATCTACCAGCAGATGCATATGCAGGTGTTTACTATCCACACGGTCTATCAACAGACCTATCAGGTAATGATGTTGTGATGCCAGCGTCAGCAATCGCGCTACGTACAATCGCATTCTCAGATCAAGTGTCATTCCCATGGTTTGCTCCAGCAGGTCTAACACGTGGTGTTGTTTCAAACGCAAGTGCTGTTGGTTATGTAAATGCAGAAAACGAGTTTGTTCGTGTTCGTCTAAGTGAAGGTCAGCGTGACGTAATGTATACAGCACGTATGAACCCAATCGCTGATCTACCGGGCACAGGTCTAGTAGTTTATGGTCAAAAGACACTACAGGGTTATGCATCTGCACTAGATCGCATTAACGTTGTGCGTCTAGTAAACTATATGCGTCACAACCTAGATCAAGTTTCGCGCGGCTTCTTGTTCGAACAGAACGATAAGATCACACGTGACAACATCCGTGATGCAGTAGAACGTTTCTGTGGTAACCTAGTTACAGAACGTGGTCTATACGACTTCCTAGTTGTTTGTGATGAATCAAACAACACACCGGCGCGTATTGATCGTAATGAACTATGGGTAGATGTTGCAATTCAGCCAGTTAAGTCTGTTGAATTCATCTACATCCCACTACGTATTCGCAACACAGGTGAATCTCTAGCATAATATTCTAGAATAACACAAGAAACCCCGCTTCGGCGGGGTTTTTTATTGCCAAAAATAAATGCAGATTTAATTATGTCGTTAAATGATAAATACTTGTATAATAACATAGTTTGCAAACTATAACAGGAGACATAATTATGGCAAGAACACTAAACAATTTCGGCGTACCTACAGAAGGCGCAGGCGGCGAAGCAATCGGTATCCTACAGCCAAAACTAAACTATAGATTTAGAGTGCAGGTTGCTGGCTTCGGCGGTGACGCAACAGGTAAAGAATTTACACGCCAAGTAATGAATGTTACACGTCCAAAAGTTTCTCACGAGTCAATCCCAGTAGATTCATACAACTCACGTATGTACATGATGGGTAAACACACATGGGAACCAATCACAATTACACTACGTGACGACATTGCAAACAACCTAACAAAGCTAGTAGGTCGCCAGCTACAAACACAGTTAAACCACAGAAATCAAAATGGTCCAGCTGCTGGTACAAACTACAAGTTTACAACACTAGTTGAAATCCTAAACGGTAACGATGGTACACCAATCGAACAAATTCAACTTGAGGGTTGCTTCCTACAGAACGTTGACTACTCACAGTCAGATTATTCAGTATCAGATCCAGTACAAATCATTCTAACACTACAGTATGATAACGCAATCTTTACTGATAACGAAATTATGCCAGGTGACAACCTATTCTCAAATAACTCAAGTATTCTAGGTTAATAGGCGTTCGCAATGGCACGAATACTAGCAGATAATTTTGGAGCTAGATCGCGATTTGGTTTTATGGGGGAACATGGTTCTCCCATTACCTCTGCGCCAAAATTATCTGATATGTGGTTTGTTGAAATGATGGGGACTAACGGACGGGTGGAATATTCTCACCACGTTAAGTCTGTATCACCAATATCAATAAACACAGAGTATCAGTCAGTTGATCAGTATGGTAAGCGTATACACGTACCAACGCGTGTAAACTTTCCCGAAGTACAGATAGATTTATATGATATTGTGGATGGTAGTACGTTCACTCTTGTGAAACAAATTTATGAAACATACTTCAAAAACAATTCATTGCCTACAGACGAAGGTGCATTGAACGGTACGATTGCAGACAATAATTCTGGATTAAAGTTCAATAAAAACTCAGGCGCGCAACAGTTTAATCATTTCTTTAAACGTTTTACAATTTATCATGTTTTTGCAGGCGGAAACAATTCCAGTTCTGCGAAGATTCAAAAGATTGATCTTGTTAATCCACTGGTAACTAATATGACATTTAGTCAGAGCGATTATTCAGATGCGGCACCAAGAACGATTACATTAACTCTATTGCCAGAAAACATAATCATACGAGATACAGTTTCGGATGTTAATGTCCCATATTGGATGCAGCAAGGCGCAGAAGGTATGGCAGAGGCGTTGTTATCGGAAAGTAGTGTAGTTCGTTCTGCATTCAATGATCAAATTTCTCAGTTAGAAGCTGCTGGTTTTGTAAAATCACAGGGTATTACTGGTACTGAAATCTCAACCGCTTCTGACAATCTTAACCTAGATACTAGATCAATCGGTTATATGTTAGGTGAAGACGGTCAGTGGGTTCAAAATCTACAGCAAGTTCACAACTTGACTAGATTATACAATGCTATAGGCGCATCCTCTACGACAGAAGAACGTGTTCAAGCGCAGGCTGCATTTTTAGAAGCACGTAACAATGCGCAACCAATCCCAGCGTCAGCAATAAATTATTGGGATTTTAATACGGGTAGCAATGGTATTACTGGTACAAGCACCAGCAGAGATGTGAAAAACATTCAATCATCTACAAAAGTACCAAATGACATTCCATATTTTGCTGACACCAGAACACAAGCAATCAACGGTGGCGGCGGATTTAGTAATGTAGACTTGGGTAACATTCTTACAAGTGAATTGTTAAATTCATTTTTCAATGGCACTAAGTTTAGTTTTAATAATGTTGGTGATCGTGTCGCGCAACAGTTGATCGGAAACACGGGCATTGGTCGTGTCGGTACTCTAAATTCTACTGCACAAAGTAGATTTGGTGTTGCAGGTGACATGCTTAAAGATTCAATTTCTCAGTATATTGCACCTACACAACAGCCATCATCGCGTCCTACAACAATATCTGCATCTGCAAAAGATACAACACAAGGTCAGATTGGTACTATTAGAAATGCGACTAGGAATAAATTAAGATGAATATAGATATCGTAGTTGCAAAATTAGTAAGAAAAGGCTTTACTGAAAGTAGAGCAAAATCTTATGCCAATGAATTATTAAAATATTCAAAAATCTATGGTATAGAAATATTTTCTATGATAGATCAAATTTCGCCCGACTTTAAATTGAATGATTTGGGTGAATTCATAATGAATAATACAGTGCGACAGGGCTATCAAACAGGTAGAATTTCGGGAAGAACCCCGAACAAATATGTCGCAAGGTCAATCATTGAATGAGTAAATTTCACCAAGGCAAATATCAAATCATAAATGAATCCAAATACTCAGGTTCGGGTACTCCAACCTTCAGGAGTAGTTGGGAGTTGACATTTATGCAATTTTGTGATACAAATAGTAATATAGTGGCATGGGCAAGTGAACCTGTACGTATACCTTATCAACATCCATTAACTGGCAAAATGTCAAGTTATGTCCCTGATTTTATCATTGTCTATATGGATGCAAAAGGTCAAAAACGTGCAGAATTGATAGAAATAAAACCCACATCACAGAGTAAGCCAGAATTCGCTAGAAAGCGAAATGATCAAGCACAAGTAGCAGTTAACTATGCAAAATGGGAAGCAGCGAGTGCATGGGCGAAAAAGAGAGGTATGGCGTTTCGTGTAATTAACGAAGGTGATATATACAGTAACACCAAGAAGCCAAAACCAAAAAGAGTTAAAAAATGACAAAAAGATTAGAAGAAGTTTTCGGAATGTCACCGTCTGAACCTGAAACGGAAGAAGACATTGTGGAAGAAGAAGCACAATCAATCGAACAATCCAAAGAACTTATACATTTGATAAACAGTGAACTAGCAACAACTGAAAAGATTGATGCCGCACTTCCTATGGTTGGTGATCTAAATGAACATGACACTGATATGGATGAAATTCACAAACATGCAATGGAAACATTTGAGAAACTTGTTGACATTGGTATGAATGTAGAAGCACATGCGGGTTCTAAGTTCTTTGAAGGCGCAACTCAGATGTTAAAGACCGCGATGGAAGCAAAAGATAGTAAAGTTGATCGTAAACTAAAGATGATTACTCTACAGTTGCAAAAGGCAAAACTCGATTTAGCAACAGAAAAAGAATCTAAAAACGGTAAAGATGCTGATATTGAAACTGAAGGTGCCCTTATACTTGATAGAAATGAACTTCTAAAGAGAATCGCAGAAGCAAGAAAAATTAGCGATTCTGATAAATAAGAATAGTATTGGAGAAACCAATGAAGAATTTTAAACAGTATCTATCAGAATCAACAAAAGAACACAAAGTAACTATCCGTTTTGCATCGGACTTGGACGAGGGAACAGTTGATCGTATTGAGCGTTTCTTGGGTAAGTATGACCTAAGAACGATTTCACGCGTGTCTACTACACCTATTACAAAGAATTCAATTTTCTTTGCAGAGGATGTAACAAACACTCGCGTTTCAAAAATTGACATCGTGACTGGATATCCAATGTCAGCGGACATTCTGCGTCAACAACTATCGGATCTTCTAGAAATGAACATTAAGTTTATTGCAGTTCATCCAGAAGGTTGGGAGCCACTAGATGAGCCAGATGAAGCTGGTGAAAAGAAAGCACTACTTGACTCGGATTATGAAGATGAAGCAGATAACGGCAAGCATTATGGTCGTACATTTGTAGACAACTTCTTAAAGTCATTGTCAAAACGCGATGAAGTTACCGTTGAAAACGAACTAAGTGTGAAGCCAAAGCGGGATGCATCGGGTGAACAAATGTCTATTGAAGAAGGTTCAAGCGATTCTGTCATTTCAGGAGACGAAGAATGAAGAAACATTTCAACCTAACAACTACAGAAGATAATGGTAAATCTCTTACAACTACAAACGTAAGCACAGAATACCCAGAAGAAATTGTAAGACTTCTTGCTCTTGCAGGTATGGCAGCACCAGAAGATGCTCCTGTTGAAATCGTAGAACCAGAATGTGGTTGCGGTGGAGTAGAAGAAGATGCAGAATATGTTCCCACACCGGCAAATGACAAACTTGATCTTGATGATTTCTCAAAAAAGACAGCAGATTCGATTTCACGCCAGAAGAAAAAAATTCAACCAAGTGCAGGGGATAATCCGCTAGAATATTCAGTAAACGAAGATGAAATTTACGAAGCACTTATGCGTGATTGGGATAACGAATAAAAATACGTCCTAGCGTATAGACGATTGGCCAAGGAAAGCAGTCTTTAAAGACTGCTTTTTCTTTATGCTATAATCATGATAAATACTGTTATAGAAATAGTTTAGGAGACCTATATGAAATACAGAGGTTTAAAAAATATCGGTACGGCAATGAAAAAGGTAATTCTTCGCCGTTCTATTGATTTGAGAGAACTTGGCGATCTGGGTTTAATCACAGACGATTCTGGTGACCTACCAACTTCTGGTGCGGCGCACCGAGGGTCTCTGGGTGCAACATCAGCCACTAGAACACGTACAGATTTAAGTACAATCACAGACCGCGTTGTAGTTGATACGCAGGATATGGGATTGGTAACAGAAGGCAACGGTACAATTACTCATGACTTTGCATACGCAGATGTAGCTGGTCCATACTATGGAGAAGCAGATGCACTTGGTTCATCCACCTCAACTCCATCTGCACCTGCTTGGCCTATCGCAGTTACATCATATACACCTATCGTCAGACCATCACTAGGCGCATATGATAGTTTTTCATATCACGGCTTTTCAATCAGTATGAACGATACACACTTAGCAGTTGGTGCATACGGCGCGGCCGAAGCATATGCAACACGTAACTCTGGTGCGGTAGCAATTTACCAACTATCAGATGGTATGAATACGGAAGTTCGTAAAGGTTCTTCTCTAAGCCAATTAATTGGTCAAAACGTTGAGGTTTCTGGTTCTACACTGTATGTATGGCAACTAAACTCAGAACGAGTGCAGTATTCACTAAGTGCAGAAGGTACTACTGCATATCAGGCGAATATTTCATCAACTCCTCCATTCCCTAATGGTACACAAACATTGACTGCTGAGTCCACAAGTTATACTGCGGTGTCAGATGGTCAGACAGTAACTATCACAGATAAAGCAACATCGGAAGTTAAATATACAATTGATGTGTCTGATATGAATACTATTGGCACTGTGTATATTATTATGAATGATAATTATCTTGTTGCAAAATACTCATATGCAGGTTCTCCTACAGGATACGACTACGCACTTCGCATATATCCATTGACATAATATATTGAAATTTTTAATTTAAAATGGCGGCTTCGGTCGCCATTTTTATTTGATAAATACTTATAAATTAAGTGAGTATTTAATGGCAGATTTAACAAAACGTGCGTATGCAAAGACTGAATATACTAATGAACAGTTATCAGAATTCAGTAAATGTGCAAGTGATCCATATCATTTCTTAAACAATTACTTTATAATTCAGCACCCAACTAAGGGTAGCATTAATTATAACGCATACCCATACCAAGATGAACTTGTAAATTCATATCACAACTATAGATATTCTATTTCGATGCTAGGTCGTCAGATGGGTAAATCTACAACTGCGGCAGGTTATTTGCTGTGGTATGCTATGTTCAATTCAGACCAAACTATTCTTATTGCTGCACACAAATATTCAGGTGCGCAAGAAATTATGCACCGTATACGTTATGCATATGAAATGTGTCCCGACTTTATCAGAGCAGGCGTCACTTCATACAACAAAGGGTCTATTGAGTTCGACAATGGTAGCCGTATCATAGCACAAGCAACGACTGAAAACACAGGTCGCGGTCTTTCTATTTCATTGCTATATGCAGACGAATTTGCATTCGTTAGACCTACGATTGCTAAGGAATTCTGGACTTCTATCTCGCCCACACTTGCTACTGGTGGTAAAGCAATTATCACAAGTACACCTAACTTGGACGACGACCAGTTTGCTCTAATTTGGCAAGGTGCAAACAAGATGATAGACTCTTATGGTAACGAAACCAAAGTCGGTATAAACGGATTTAGACCATACAAAGCGACATGGGATCAGCACCCAGATCGCGATGATAAGTGGGCTATCGAAGAACGCGGCAGAGTAGGCGACGAACGCTTCCTACGTGAACATGAATGTGAATTCATTGCATTTGACGAAACACTAGTTGACAGTATCAAGTTATCACAACTTGTTGGTTACGAACCTCAGCGTAGAACCGGACAAGTTCGTTGGTATGAGCCTATTAAGAAAGACACTACATACGTTGTTGGTCTTGATCCAGCAATGGGCACAGGCGGCGACAATGCAGCAATCCAAGTTTGGTGTTTACCTGACCTCAATCAGGTAGCAGAATGGCAGCACAACAAGACAGATGTGAGAGGACAGATACGAATATTACACGACATACTCAGTATTATACACGAAGATTTACGAGACATGGGAATGAGTTCGGCTGACAATTTATATTGGAGTGTTGAAAACAACAGTCTGGGTGAAGCAGCACTGGTCGTTATTGACGAAATGGATGAAGACAATTTCCCTGGTGAATTCTTGCATGAACCAAAGAAACGCGGTATACAACGTGCAGTTCGTAAAGGATTTACTACATCTTATAAAACAAAAATCACTTCATGTATGAAAATGAAAGCGTGGATTGAAAGCGATAAGATGATACCAAAGAGTAGAAACCTTATTAGAGAATTAAAAACATTCATTGCTAAAGGTAAGAGTTTTGAAGCAAAGACAGGCGAAACTGACGACTTAGTAAGTTCGACATTGTTGTGTGTTAGACAAATGCAAGTTATTACTAACTTTGATGAAGAATATGAAAACCTACTAGGGGAAAGTCTTGGCGATGGCGACAACGATTGGGATGCCCCACTTCCAATAGTATTTTGATAAATACTAAAAAGGAAATCTAAATCATGGCAGTAAATTTTGACACCCTAGCAGAAAAGATTATGCGCTTCATTCAAGGTAATGGTTTGAAGTTAACAATGTTTGATAACGAAAATGGTAAAAGTGTTGCGGATCCGTACAAAGCACGTTACTTCTACGTGGAAGAACCAAATCTTATGGTATTCTTAAATGATGATACAAACGAATTGAAATTCCATGTTGGTGAGGATGTAGACATTGATCGTCCAATGATTGAAAAAATGATCAAGAGCCTACGTCAAATGTCAAAAGAAAACATGATTGATTTCGATATCAGAACATTCGGTAAGCATATCGAACCAAAAAATTATGCATACAAAGTAGAACAAAACAAGGAGCAGACTATGAGTGATATTATGTCAGAGGGACTATCTTCACTAGAAGGATCATCACGCACAAGTCGCCAAACACTAGAAAACGCAAGACTAATCGTCAAGCACCGCAAGCCTGTAAACGAAGAACAGCGTGGCGCACGTTCACGTAACATTTCTGCAATCTTTATTGAAAATGCAGAAGGTGAACGTTTCAAGTATCCATTCGTTCATTTGAATGGTGCAAGAGCTATGGCGAGACACGTTGCGCATGGTGGTGTCCCAAGTGACATGGTTGGCGAAGCAATCGTAGAATTATCATCAAATCTATCAAAGCTAAAAGAGTTTATGAACATCGTTAACAAGCAAAATCTTGTTAACGAAAGTAATCGCGCAATCGTTTCAAACGTAAAGCTAAAGATGGAATCAATCAAAGAGTCAATTAAACGTATTCAAGGAAACAAAGGTTATGCTGCGTTCGTTGAATCAATGGCTCTAAATGAAAATACAGAAGAAGTTGAAATTTCAGAAGAAACAGTAAACGATTATGTGTCAAAATTCACAAAGACAACATTCGAAGAAACTCTAAAAGACATTCTTCCACTAGTACATCGTGTGAACGAAGAAGAATACGAAAATCGCCGCGCAGGTCTTGCAGATCGTGTTAAGAAAATTATCACAATGAAAGACAAAGATGGTAATCTAGTAAACACAATCACATTCCCAAAAACTGCAACAGCATTTGACATGGATAAGATTAAAAACCAATATCGTGATCCAAAGAATGATGCAGAAGCACGACAGCAAAAGTTTGATAAGTTTGCAGCAGAAATTGCAGACCTTTCAGATCGTGTTATCGTTGATTCATCTGATGACAAAAAGCGTAAGAACAAAGGCCATGATCGCGCAGCGGAAATCGCAATGTTCCTAGGTGATGTTGCTGAAAAGATTCGCACAAATCCAAAAGCGGTTGCAAAAGAAGATACACAGATTGTTGCGTATCTAGTACAGATTGCAAAGAAACCAGTACAAGAAGATGTTGCGGAACGAGTTTCAGCAGAAAAACGAATTGACATGATGATTTCAGAAGCATTCTCAACATTTAACAAGTTCGACTAAACTATATCTTGACATTATAGCAATTAAGGGGCTACATTCAGTAGTCCCTTTTTTGATGCATAAACCCAACTTTTCGCTTGACTTTGCTAAATAAAACATGTAATATCAATACATGCTCTAGAGAGGGTGATGTTGATATTCATTCAGGCACAAACAACTAGGCTAATATCTATCTAACATAGGCTAATAAAGGAAAAACATTATGGCAACACTAGCAGAAATCCGTGCAAAGCTACTGGCACAAGAAAACAAAGCAGCAGACAATTCCAATTCAACTCGTAGCACAAGCGCAATTTATCCATTCTGGAATATGGAAAACGACTCAACCTCAGTCATTCGCTTTCTACCGGACGCAGACCCATCGAATACATTCTTCTGGCGTGAGCGTCAAATCATCAAAATCCCATTTTCAGGTGTAAAAGGCATTGCAGAGAACAAGCCGGTGACACTTCAAGTTCCTTGCGTTGAAATGTGGGGCGACCCTTGCCCAGTTCACGCAGAAATTCGTCCATGGTACAAAGACCCATCGATGGAGAAACTTGCAAGCACATACTGGAAGAAGCGTTCTTATCTATTCCAAGGTTTTGTAGTACAGAACCCAATGTCAGAGGAACCAATTGAAAACCCAATCCGTCGTTTCGTGATTGGTCCACAAATCTTCAAGCTACTAAAAGCAGCATTGATGGATCCTGATATGGAAAATCTACCAACTGATTATGATGCTGGTACTGATTTCCGTCTTGTAAAAACACAAAAAGGACAATATGCAGATTACGCTACATCAAACTGGGCGCGCAAAGAGCGTTCACTTGATCAAGCAGAACGTGATGCGATTGAACAATTTGGTCTATTTGATCTTAATGATTTTATGCCAAAGCGCCCAAGCACAGACGAACTTCAAGCTATTGTTGAAATGTTCGAAGCATCGGTTGATGGTGAACTTTATGATCCCGCACGTTGGGCGCAATTCTATCGTCCATATGGTGTAGACCTCGGCGAACAATATAACAACACTACTGGTGCAGCACCTGCTCCAAAGCCAGCAGCACCAAAAGTTTCGGTAAAACCTGCACCACGTGACGAAGACGAAGACAAATATGACGATGAAATCCCATTCAAGTCAAATGAGGAAGTTGCACGTGAGCAAGTAAAAGAGTCAGTTTCGGCACCAGCAAAACCTGCTCAGGATGCGTCCGACATTCTTGCGATGATCCGTAATCGTAAAACTGATAGCTAATTAGAACGACGACAAGGGGGGGGCGCATGCCTGCGCCCTCCTTTTTTCAACATTTGGAGTAGAATATGGCAAGAGCATTTGATGCGAGTAAATTTCGCAAAAGTATTACAAAATCTGTTCCAGGTATGAGTGTTGGTTTTCGCGACCCAAATACTTGGATTTCAACAGGTAACTACTGTCTAAACAAGTTAATTTCAGGTGACTTCAAAAAGGGTATTCCTCTTGGTAAGGTTACAGTTTTCGCAGGTGAATCCGGCGCGGGTAAGTCGTATATTGCATCGGGCAATGTTGTGCGCAACGCACAAGAGCAAGGTATTTTCGTTGTTCTTATTGACTCAGAGAACGCACTAGATGAAGCGTGGCTACATGCGTTAGGTGTAAGCACAGACGACGATAAACTTCTCAAACTTAACGTAGCAATGATTGATGAAGTAGCTAAGATTATTTCCGAATTCATGACAGATTACCGCAAAGAATACGGTGATATGGATGAAGATCAACGCCCGAAAGTACTTTTCGTTCTGGATTCACTCGGTATGATGCTGACTCCCACTGACGTGGATCAGTTCAACCGCGGTGACATGAAAGGCGACATGGGTCGTAAGCCAAAAGCACTAGCTGCATTGGTACGTAACTGTGTTAATATGTTCGGTGACTTTAACGTTGGTCTGGTTGCAACTAACCACACATATGCGTCACAGGACATGTTTGATCCAGATGATAAAATCTCAGGTGGTCAAGGCTTCATTTATGCATCATCAATCGTTGTAGCAATGCGTAAACTAAAACTAAAAGTTGACGCAGACGGAAATAAAACTTCACAAGTACACGGTATTCGTGCAGCATGTAAGATTATGAAGACACGTTACGCGAAGCCATTCGAAAGCGTACAAGTTGAAATTCCTTATGAAACTGGTATGTCGCCGTATTCTGGTTTGATTGAATTCTTTGAAGCAAAAGGACTCTTGACAAAATCAGGAAATCGTTTAAAATATGTTACTAAGTCCGGAGAAGAAATGCTAGAGTTTCGCAAAAACTGGACTGATGAAAAGCTAGATATCGTCATGCAAGAATGGAACAATGAAGACCTAGATAGCGAAAAGCATGGGTTGACTGCACTTGAAGTTGATGTTAATGGAGACATCATCGAAGCTGACATTGAACAAACGGAGGAATAATATATGGGCAAGAAGTACGTATCAACAAAATCATATAGACAGATAGCACCATGTGCATATCGTCAATGGCGCGCGAATTCGCATTGTAATTTAATTCATGGATATGCATTTAGTTTTGGTTTTGAATTCGAAACTGATGATCTAGATGCACGTAATTGGGTTATGGACTATGGCGGTTTACGTCCACTAAAGGACAAACTTGAGGAATGGTTTGATCATACGTTGCTTCTTGCCCAAGATGATCCACAGTATGATGAAATCAAGCGTCTAGGTGATCTTGGTCTTGCGAAGATTACTGAGGTAGAAAAAACAGGATGCGAAGGTATTGCAGATTTTCTTTATGAATACATAAATACGATCTTCTTACCGAGTTATGGTGAAGGTGAACGAGTTTGGTGTAGCCGGGTTGAAGTTCGTGAAACAGATTCAAACATGGCATACCGACAAGGGCATCGGGAAGACGGCGAATTTGAAATATAAGGAAATATAAATGGCATCGTTTAGTTTGGATCTAGTTGTTGAAATGTGGGAAACTGCAAAATCTGTTATTCCAGCAAAAGAACGTTTGGGCGCAGCGGAAGCGTTCATTAAAATTTTCGATGAATATGGTTTTTCTAAAGAAGATTATGAAGAACTTTGTGACGGTGATAAGATCATGCAAACTGCATATGATCGTTACTTTGACGACGAAGACGAAGAAGACGAGGATGATTGGGATTAATGAATTGGTATAGTGCAATCGTCAAAGATTGGAGCAAAATCCCAGATTGTGTCGAACACTTCGAAAAAGAACTTGCAGAGGCGAGAACAGAAGTAAAGATACAAGGTAATGTCGAAAAGAGTGCAACAAATCTTCCTGCATATGTAGAACTTCGGTTTGCACAATTGCAGGAGATTGAAGCTATACTAGAACATCTTAACATTCAACTGCGTAAGAAGCGCAGTGAGTATTTTCGTAAGTACCTAGAAAATTACAATAAAGCATTAAGCAGCCGTGATGCTGAAAAGTATTCTGACGGCGAAGCAGAGGTAGTAGCAATAAGTGAACTAATCAATCAAGTTGCTTATGTTAGAAACCAATTCCTCGGCATCACCAAAGGGTTTGAAATAAAACACTTCCAACTTTCAAACATAATTAAGTTGAGAGTTGCGGGCATGGAAGATGCTGAAATAAACAACAGATATTAATTAGACGCTCACTTGTGTAAATACAATGCGTTTTCGGAGCAATAATAATGAATCAAATTCAAGTAACTAAAAGAGACGGTACAAAAGAACCACTTGATCTTGAAAAAATGCACAAGGTCGTGTTCTTTGCGTGTGATGGCGTAAATGGCGTTTCTCCAAGCGAAGTGGAGATAAAATCATCAATTCAATTCTTTAATGGTATTACTACCACAGAAATTCAAGAAACACTTATCAAAGCATCGGCTGATCTAATTAGCGAGGACACTCCTAACTATCAGTGGGCTGCTGGTAACCTAATCAATTATCATATACGCAAAGAAGTATATGGTCAGTTTGAACCTTGGCATATCCTAGATATCGTCAAGAAGAATACTGAACAGGGATTTTATGATCCCGAACTTATTAATTCATATTCAGAAGAAGAATGGGAAAAAATTAATGGGTTCATCAAACATGAACGTGATTTCCATATTTCATATGTGGGTATGGAACAATTCCGCGGTAAGTATCTGGTTCAAAACCGCGTGACGAAGCAGTTGTACGAAACACCTCAGGTGGCATATGTTCTTATCGCAGCGACACTATTCAGTCAGTATCCTCGCGATGAACGTATGAAGTGGGTCAAAGATTACTACGATGCAGCAAGTAACTTTGATATTTCCCTACCAACACCTGTAATGGCTGGTGTTCGTACACCGCAACGTCAGTTCAGTTCGTGTGTTGTTATTGAAACAGCGGATTCTCTCGATTCTATTAATGCAACTGCGAGTGCAATTGTAAAATACGTGTCACAGAAGGCTGGTATTGGTATTGGTGCTGGTAGC